TAGAAAGGATTTATCCTCATGATCTCCAGGTAGGAAACCAATCTCACGAGTGGATACTAATGATCTGACAAGATATACATTTTCAAATGGTGTCAAGGGATCAAGAACATCCTTTAGAGCAAGATATAATGCTGCAAAAGTTTTTCCTGTTCCTGCACAACCATATGCAAATATATTTTTACCCTCTTTGTAATTATCAAAGAGAACTTTTTGATTGTCTGTGATAGGCTCGATCTTGTTTAAAAGATCGCCATTGATTGGTCTTTTTCTCTTCATCTGTTTAGCAGTCATTCCTACACCGATAGGAGAATCTTTTTTTCTTGCCATTACTTATTAATCTTCTCAACTCTAGAGCCAGGAGATTTAGATGCCTTATGTAGAACATCATTCCAGCCAGGATTTCTTGTGATTAGTTTGTCTTTCCATTCACCAACCTCTCCAAGGCCAGCAACTCCAGCATTCCAATCTTTATCCCAGTCTGGATTATCATCTCTCCAGTTAGAATACTCAACCATAGTCATTGATAATTCTTTTTTCTCACCAGTTTCTTTATGAATAACAGGATATGTTGGCATAAGTTTTAACGTTTTGTAATATTATTTAGATTAACTCTTAGAAAAGGCCTTTTCGGCATATGACCTGAGATAATCTTGGAAGCCTTGTTCGATTCCACCTACATTGTCATGTTCATCGCACCATATGGTGGCGAACTCATAGACAGCTCTTGTGTGTTCTTCTAAGTGGTGTGTAAGGCATCGAAAACAAGCTGCTCTTAGTAACAACTTCTCTTCTGAGTAACGGGGGTCATCACTGTTACCCGTCATCATCCTCAAAAACTTCATCATAATCTGTAATCTGATTGACTATTTCATCATAGTCTAATTTTAATGTATATGACTCCTCATCAGAGTATATCTCACATTCTAACGCATTTACAACATTTTTCAAGTCCTTAATCATGACCTTTAACTTTGCTCTATCCATTAGAGTGGCCTCCCATGTTTATCTACTAGTCCGAGTTTCTTAACTTGAGATATATTTGACTTTTCTTTTTTCTTTATTTTCTTATATTGTTTCATGATCTTGTCAACTTCGTCTTTGAAGACTTTGACTTTGAGTTTCTTTGCTTCTTCTGAAGTGACAAAACCCATTCCCTGATCACTTTCTTTTCTCTGTTTCTCTTCCAAAAATTCGTTGATTCCAAGTTGAATTTCTCCCTCAATGATGTCATTAATTTGATTGCGAAGTTCATCACTCATGAGTTTCTCCTCACTCTCTTCTTAGGTTTACTTGCCACTGGTAAACCCCATGTCTTTGGACTTGCAATTCCAGGCCCATATTCAATACTCACGATAGAACCCGCTCCAAATTTGTCGTAGTACATATCAAATATGTTTACCTTAGCATGACATCTAACTAGGTCATTACGAACTGCATTATCAACCTTATATGTCACGATGTAGGCATCAGAAGGTAGAGTCTTATCTTTGAGTTCCTCACTGTTGCAGTTCTCTTTAATAAGACTTGTTGAGTATCTACTACTCAAATCTTCTTTCTCTTTTGGTGTCCAATAAGCTTCCGCCATCACCTCATCTCTGGTTTTTGTTTTTGCCATACTAACTTCGATTACCCCATTGTATATCAGGGAATGCCTCTTCAACTACAGCACGAGTCAACTAGTATTTCTTCTTTAGATTTTTGTCTTTCACCAAACAAATGATTTCTGCTTCATCTGGATGAAGACCCTCTAAGAGTTGCATAAAAAGTTGTTCTCTTTTCATAGGTCGAAGTGCATCATTCCCACCTTTAACAAAATTATACAACTTTTTCCATTCATATGCAAGGTGTAAGTGTTCGGTTCCAGCAGGCGCCTCGTTTTTATTAAACGGAACATCACCGTCTGGAAGCATCGACTGTACAGATTCATCAAAGTTCCAAATCAAAACAGACTTAAGATGTAAAGATTCATACTGTTTAAGTGTTTGAATCTTTTTTGCTTTTGTTTTCTGTTTTGATACTAATCCCAATACCTCACTTAAAAGAGGATTTCTTGGTAATCTATTTTCTCCCATTGTGGGATGTGTAGTAGTCATAATTCGTCGTCAATTTCAGTATCAAAATTTAAATTTTCAAATCGAAAGGCAATGATTTCATCTGGAATAACGTTACCTTTGAGATCATACATCTCAGGATGCATCTCAGAGATATCATTTCTTTGTTTGTGTTCTTTGTATAACCATCCTATTATACCACCAACAAAGAGAAAAAGCACTGATATTAAAGTGCCGAGAGTTAGAGCGAGTGTTAACACATTACCTCTTGTACTTGATTTATTTAGTTGTAATTTTACGTCTCCCTCTTCTTCTTTCTTTTTCGTATCTTTTAGCGTCTTCCAAGATTACATTGAAGTAATCTTTAATCTTTCTTGCTTTTGGTTTTCCAAGATGGCCGTATGCCTCTCTTAGAATTTGATGTTCACCATCTTTTCCACCTTTGATGTATTTACTCAAGTCATCAATCAAATCAGTCAACTCTTTTGCAGTTGAACTTTGATTAAACTCCTTCGCTCCTACTCCTGTTGTTTTACAGGACTTCATAAAGTCATAAAATTTTAAATGAAATTTCTGTTCCTCAAATGCAACATCAATTGCTTTATCGACGATTGTGTAAATGTCTTCCATTAAATAATTCCTTGACTTTGTAAGTAATGTAGAGTGTCTTTACATCCACCCACATGTTTATTATCAATCTGTACTTGAGGAAAAGTTGCACCTTCTCCAAACTCAGCGTAAAACTCTTTGCGTGTAAAGTCTTGTCCGTATTTGTATTCAACAAAAGGAAAGTTACAAGCATTCATTAATTGTTTTACTCTGTCACACCATTGACAATTATCTTTAGAGTACAAAACTGCTTCATGAAGTTTTTCCATTAGTCCTCCTCAAACATATTATTACGAATTTCAAAGTTGTCAAGTCCCTCTACTTCAGAAGGCTCTTGTGAATAATGTAATCCATCATTTCCATTTTGTGCGATGACATTCATTCTATGTGTTGTCTCTTCCTCATCCCAGAGTTCATGAATCCTTTCAATGTCAGCATCAACACTTCTCATTGTGTTTTCAACTTTAACATTAACCCATACTTTTTTGAGATACTCAATGAGTCCTAACGCAAGAAAAGAGATGGGGAACTTTTGTTTGTTCGCCCACCTCTCTGCCTTTGCATACCAAGGGTCTACACCCTCACCAAATTGTTTTTCAAATTTTACTCTTGGTGTAATCATTTAAATTTTAAGTACGTTTACTGCTTCCCAATCTTTTTGGAAAAGATCTAAACCTTTATCTGTCAAAACATGATTATACATCTTTTCAAACACTGATGGAGGCATTGTAACAATCCCTGCACCATATTCAAAAGATTTACTCACACTTCCCACACTCCTTATGGAAGCGGATAAAATTTCTGTGTCAACAAAATTATATAGTCTCGACTGTTTTTCATAGATGTCTGCGATCTCTTTGATCAAACCTAAACCATCAAAAGAATTATCATCAACTCGACCCACGAAAGGCGAGACGTAGGCAGCGCCTGCCTTCGACGCCAAGACCGCTTGGGCAGCACTAAAGATTAAAGTCACGTTTACTCGGATTCCCTCCTTAGAGAGGAGTTTACACGCCTTCAGGCCTTCGGGTGTGCAAGGAACTTTAATTGTTGTGATTTCACCAAATTTCTCCTTGAGTCTACGACCTTCTTTAAGAAACTCATATGAATCATCTGTCACAATCTCCATGCTTATATCATCAACACCAATGAGTGCAATCTTTCTATAAACTTCCTCTGGGTCGTAACCACTCTTCTTAATTAGAGTTGGGTTTGTTGTGACACCATCAATCAATCCAGTTCCATAATATTTTTCTATCAGGTCTACATCTGCTGTGTCTAAAAAAATTTTCATAAAAAATGAGAGGATTTTGTCCTCTCAAAGTATCACAGATTTATGTGGTTGTCAATATTTGTAGTCAGATACGAACAAAGATTCATTTGATACGCCTTCTTCAGAGTTTGCATAGAGTCCACATGACGCCTCTGAGTTTGCTCTTGCACGTTCAAGTAATGCGATATGTCCAGCCTTACCATCAACACCACCCCATGCTCTTAGACATGAGTGTTGTAATGCACGACCAAATGAGAACGATAGATTCCATGGCACGTTTGAACAAGTCATTGCAAAGTGTTGCATCTCATTCAAGTATGTTGATGCTTGGTCTTCACTTAGTCCACCAGATAAGAATACAATGCCAGGCACGGCAGCTGGAACACATCTCAGTAAAGTTTCAACTGTCATCTTTGCAACTGTCTCTGCATCATCTTCTGGTGCATCAC